GCGCTCCAGCTCGTCAAAGGGATCAGGCATCACATACCCATCTGCTTCGAGAGGCTCCCGGTGGGATCGATCTGATCGAGCGTGCCGCGTATTGCCTTGCGCGTTTCCGGCGTATCGCCAAATCGCTGCAGCATCTCCTGCGCACGCTGAACCGCCGCGCTCATCCCTGGCGGGTTTCTGTACTTGTCGATGTCAGGATTAGGCCGTCCCGGCTTTGCCGCCGGTTCCTCTCTCAGAGATGAGAGCGGCACTCCGAGCCGCGCCTCGATGCGATCGGCGGGTACACCTTCCGCCAGCAATCCTTGCGCTGTCTTCACCATCGCTCCGCGCAGGATCTTCTGCTGGATGTCGAGGTTCTCACGAATAACCCTCGGGTCCATGCCAGGGCTGATGTCAGCTTCCGCGAATGCCTTCTGTTCGCTCGGCGTCAAGCTCGCGCCAAATTGCTCGTTGCGAACGACGTTGACGTAACGCCGATAGCCCTGCCAGAAGTTGACGGCCTTGAGCGCATCGTCCTCGGTCACGCCCGGTTTGTTCTGAAAGAAGCTCAACATCTTTGCGGCAGTGGCGGGCGAGCTGTAACCGACGCCAATTGATGCTGCGCCTGCGCCGAGATAACCGGCGATGCCGGGGACTGTAAAACTGTCATCCCAGTTCTGATTGAACCCGAGCACCTGACTTAATCTGCCGCCCTCCTCCCTGAGAGCCTTTTTGTCGCTCTCGCCGATCGTGCCGACCTTGGCCTTCTCGCGCCGAGCAAACTCATCCGGCGACCAACTCGGATCGAGATCATTGGCGAGCTTGAAGATGTAGTCCTGTTCTCTCTTGTCGCCGATCTTGTAGGGATCACGCGAGTAGTTGAGGACGCCGCGCAGCGTGCTCTGATACTGCGGATGCACGTACTTCTCGACCCACGGTTCCTGCTCTGGCGTTATTCCCTCCACTAGTTTGGGAGGCGGGCGCACCGCATCGGGGCGCTGGATTGCTCCGGCGGGCTTGGCCGCCGGCTGCGTGGCCTGCGCCTGGATGACATCGCTCGCGGGCGTCGGCGGCGGCACCATCGGCCCTGCCACCCGGTAGGGCGCGGCCAGCTCGGGATCGAACGGAGAGCCGGGGCCAGGAGCGCCTGGGAAGCCCGCTGGTGAGATATCTGCAACGTCGGGGCCTCCACCTCCACCTGGGAGCGCCGAGCTTCCTGGCACGGGCGCACGGGGCGGCGGCGGGGGTATGGGAGGCTGTCCACCCTCCAGCGGATCGATCGTCGCCTTGCCGGTACGGGGATCAATCGTAACCCGCTGGTAGGGATCGAGCGGCGTCCCCGTCCCCTTGATCGTGACGGCGGGGCGACCGGCCTTCTCCTCCTCGATCTTAAACCGCCGTTCCTCGATATCGCGGCCCTGGCGCGCAATGTCGAGCGCCTCCTGGCGATAGCTGGAAGCCTCCTTCGCTCGCGAGGCGGCTTCCGCCAGTGAGAGATACTTTGTCGGATCGCGACCGGAGAGCGCGATCAGCGTGGCGGCCTTGTTGGTGTCGAGCACGCCGGTCGTCGGATCGATCGCGCCCTTCAGCAGCTCGCCCATCGCGTTGCGCTCGCGATACTGTCCGATCGCGTCGCCGAGGCTGGCGATGTTGGAGAACGTGCCCTCGGGCGCACGCGCACCGGATGGCAACGCTGGGGTGATCTCCAGCGGCTGAATGCGCGGGAATGGATTGATGGCCATTGGTCTACCTCTAGCCGTAGAGAGACTTTGTGCCAGCACCGCCGGGAGCAAAGGCACCGCTCGCTGCCTTCACGCCCGCACCGAGCAGGCCCCACAGGTTGGAGGCATCGGTCTGGCCAGCCGCCGCAACATCTCTGTTGGCCTGGGCGTTGCCGGCCGTCACGTCCTTGAGCGACTGCGCCTGTCCCGCCGTGTAGTTGCCGAAGACGTTGCTGAGATCGGAGCCGTAACCGCTCTCCAACGCAGCCCGCTGCGTGGCGTTCTGGCCATAGGCACTGGCAAGACCGCCGTAGCCCTGCGAGTAGATATCGGCGAGCGTCTTGTTCGCGCCGGCAATGCCGGTGGCCGCGCCGGCCGTCGCCTGCAGCTGCGGATTGATGAAACCCGCAAGCCGATCGAGATACTGCGTGCCGTAATCTTGGGCGGTCGCGCCGCGCGCGGCATTGGCAATCGCCAGCGCCGTGCTGCCGCCGCCGACATTGCCCGTGCGCGAGGCGGCGTTGGTGCCCGCTCTCGTTGCCTCGTTGATCTGATACGAAACCCCCGGCGACGCCATGTAGCTTGCTTGCGCACGCCCCGCTGCCCCTGGACCGTTGAGGCCGAGCGCATCCATGTAGCGGTTGACCCCTTTCCCGTAAGTGTCGCCGAGCGCGCTCAATGGTGCGTAGGCATCAACGCTGGCCCTGCCGGCATCTGCCGCGCCCGCTAACCCTTGCCGCAGCAAATCGGTGCTGGTGCTCAAGCCCTCACCGAGCGCACCAAGTGCTGCACCCTTCGCGCCAGTCAGCGCACCAGTCGCGTCGGTCCTGTAGCCGCCATAGAGGTTGCCGGTGTCGATGCCGTATTGCTGATAGAGCGCAGCATTCTTGGCCGCAGCGGCTTCGGCTTCGTCAGAGCCGCTGAACAAATCAAATAGGCCCATCACGTCACCCTGATCTTGACGGCACTACCGGTGCGGTAGAACCCGTTGAGCGCAATGCCGCCGGCAGCGGCTGCGGTGTCGTCGGCGAAATCTTTCAGTGGTTGCCCGCCCGCCAGACCGGCGAGGAAATCCCACCAGTACTCATTAATGATCCCGGTCTTGGTATCGACCAGCGGAACGCCCGGAGGCGGAATGCGATTGATCTGCGTCGCCATCAGCCAATGTCCGACACCTTGGACGATTGGTTTTGATACGCCGCCATGAACCCGATATAGACCGGATCGGCAATGACCAGCCGCCAGCGCCGCGCGTTCCAGCTCGAACGCCCGGTGCAAGCGATCAGCGAGACGAGCTGCCGCGTCTGCGCCTGCCGGCCGAGCTTGCGCTGGATCGGCGCGTAGTAGTTCTGCCCGCCGTCATCACTCCAGCTGATCTCCACGATCGGGTCCGTCTCAATCGGATCGAACGCGGTCAACCCGGTGAGAATGCCGCCGCCGCCATAGGCGTTCTGAAATCTGCTGCCGTTCAGCTCGATGGTGGTGCCATCGAGCACGTCGATCGCCCAGGTGCCGTTGGCCTCGGTCGTGCCCGCCACACCGGACACGGTGACGGCATCGCCGTCGCGCAGGAACTGGGTATGCGGCACGGTGAGGCGGATACGGTTCGCCGTGGCGGGTGGAGGCGTGGGCCAGGGAAACGACGTGCCCGCCACCGCGCCCGTGATGTTGATCGCATGCGAGCCGCTCGCCATGCCGACGCCGGTCACGAACTCGCAATCGAAGCGACCGACGCGCGCGCCCACCGGGAAATTCTCCACGGCTCCGCTGTCGAGCTGCCAGCGGAACGCCGGATTGACGGTGTCGGTGACAACCCCGGTGTTGGCCACATAGCTGCCAGCGAATACCGTGTCGATCAGATCGAGATGGGTGTCGTCAACGACGAATGTCTTGAACACACCATTGGCAGCTGTAACGCCGCCGACGCCGGTCACAACAACCGTGTCGCTGTAGAACTGGCGCGCATTGGCCAATGTCAGCCTGACGACATTGTTGAGGCCGAGCGGATGAGTGGCGCTGGACCCAGATGACGCCGCCCCCGTGATCAGCTGCGAGCCCGGAGCTTCGGTGTGCGTGAGATTGGTGATCTCATTGATGTTGGTCGACAGCTGATCGCCGCACAGCCACTTGTTGAATGCGAACACGCCGCCCGTGATGCGCGACCGCGTCCGCAGATGGCTCTTGCGCTCGGCCCATCTCTGCGTGTTGAGATCGAACACCCACGACCATGTCGTGGACGACAGCAGGATGAAGGCGTGGCCCCGGCTGATGTAGCAGGACATCTCCAGCTCGCGCTTCTGGCCGGAGCTGTTGGCCGGCACCTTCTCGATCAGGCCATCGAGATCGGGCGGTGATATCTTCTCAGGCAGATAGCCGTTGAGCCGCACGACCGTGTTGTCGTCGGCCACCCAGCACAGTGTGCGGCTGAAGTTGTCCTCGAAACCGGCAACGCAGAACGGACCCGCCAGCCCACGCGGGATCACCACTGATCGCTGGAACGGGAACGGCGTGGTGCCAGCGTTGGCCCAGACCTCGGTGGTGGACGGCCCAAACAGAAACAGCTGACCCGCCCACGGCACGCCGCGCAGCAATCCATCCGGCTTGTTCTCGGCGGTGGCAAACGACAGGCCGGGGATGATGATGGAGTTATTGTCGGTAGCCCAGATCTTGCCGTCGCTGACCGTGAACACGAAGAAGCCGTCCATGGCGCAGACCGAGTTGGGAGCGCCCATGTCGGTCGGACGAACAAGCGCGCTAATGGTCGTGCCATTGATGACTGCGGTGTTGCCGTCAGGATCGACAAAGACAATATCCGGCCCGGTTTGCGGCGTGAATAGCAACCACCTTCCTGCCGCTAGGTCGGTTGCAAAGGTGCCAGAGGTGTGAGCGATCATACAGCGATACTGTGATCCACCCTGGAGCACGAAGTCATCGATGAAGTAGGCATGCGCAGTGATCCAGGCCGCCGGGATCGGCGGCGTCCCCACGCGGTTGTTGCGCGCGAAGAAGCCGATCGCGGTGCCCGACAATGCGCCGACATCGGCGGCGGCACCGCCAGCCTCGGTGAGTGTCACCAAGCGATTGTTGAAGGCGGCGTAGAAACTGCCGCCGACCTGAATGCCGCCGCGAAAACCGGAACGCACAGTCGTGCCAAACGTGCGCAGTCCTGGCGCACGCCGGTAGATCACCACCGATGGTGCAGCGGGGCCGAGCGGCTCAAGGTACGAATTGATGATGCGCCCGCCACTCTCCTGAAAATGCCCTGGCGTCCCCGGCATCGTGCTGTCGGGGAACGGTATCTGGATTGTGCCGAGCGGCATCAGGAGCCTCGCGAGAAGTTGCCGACCGGCGCACGCCAGTTGTTGCCGCGCAGGGCGGCATCAGTGCGTAGCGTCTGCCGCGTCGAGGCAGGACGGCCGATGATGCGCAGCTTGCTCTCGGCCTGATCGGCCAGGAGCTTGAGGTTGGCGTTGTCGGCGAGATTGAACGCGCCCGCGCACGCCCAGACGATGTAGTCGGCGAGCAGATTGGAGATAGCGTCCTCAATCTGGCCGCCGCTGGGCGGATCGGGGATGCCGGCGTCGGCGACATAGACGATGCCTTCCGCCGCGAGCTGGGCGAAGCAGGGGTCGACATAGCTGTCGACCCTGCTCACCGCCTCATCGCCGGGGGCCTGCCCAGGCACAAGCACGCCGAGTTTATCGAGCACCTTGTCGATCAGCTGACGGCGTGTCTGGGCCATTGGTTAGGCCTCTGCGCCTTCGAACTCAGCGCGCTCTTTTTCCAGTTGCTCCACCTTCTTCGGCTCGGCGGTGCGCGCCTCGACCGCACTGTTGTAGGTGAAGACAAACTGGAAGCCGTAGTTGCCAGCCTGCAGCGCCGGCTTGAAGAAGACGTGCAGGCCTTCGTCGTCGGTCGCCGGTTGCCGATCGCTATCGAGCATCCAGGCATTGCCAGAGATTTCCTTGATGCTGTCCGGCTCCTCGGATAGGCCGAGGCAGCTCCACTCGATCACCAGCTCGTCAAAGCTCGACGTATTGAGAACACTGACGGAGCACTGCACCGGGATCGAGACTTCGCCGAGGACGGCTTCGTTCTCGCCCTCTGCAGTGGTCTTTGGCTTCGGCGCAGGCGACGTGCCTTTGCGCTTTTTCGTCTCAGCTGGCTTCTTCGCCATCGTTGAACTCCTCTCGATAAATGAAGCGGCCCGCCTCGGATGAGACGAGCCGCACGGGCCGTTGTTGCAGGACGTTAGGTTGCGGGATTGCCGAGCGTGGCGCTGCCGCCGCCCATGCGCACCGCAAGACGATTGTCGATCACCTTGACGCCGTAGAGGATGTCGAGGCGATAGTTCGACACGTCGTTGGTGCCGTCATAGTACGGGATCACGCGAACGCTGGTGCTCTTGTAGCTTTCGCGCGAGACATCGACGGCACCGGGCGGCTTGACCATCGGCACGATGACCAGCGCGAACGCATCGCGATGGAACATCATATTCTGCCGATAGCTGGCGCTGGCGTCGCCAACGACGTTGATCACCGCAGTTGCAGCCGGGGCGATGTTGACCGTGCCCCACTGCGCGCCATCAGCTGCCGTCAACGGGATGATCGGCGGCGTGATGGTCAGCGTGGCCGCACCGCCGGTCGCGGTCACGTCAGCGACGACGGTGAAGTGCTGCTTGTAGTTCAGCACTGCCTTCGTCACCGGATTGACCGCAAGCACTGCGCCTGCGCCCGTGCCGATGGTGAACACGGTGCCTGCCTTGACGACCGCACCGGAGGTCCAGCCACCGGTCACCAGACCGGTGCCAGCGCCGCCCGTGGCAGGCCCCCAGATGCCGGGAGTGCCTTCGGTGTTCTTGACGGCATCGTAGGTCGTCTGGTTGGTGCCCACGGCGTTGGTGACCGTGGGTGTGTCACCTTGTGCGGCCGTGCCGGTGAACGTCGGCACGTTCTGGCTCATGTAGGTACCGACGCCACCGATGTCGCCGATCTCGCCACGCCGATAGGCTTGCGTGGTGATGGTCGGCGCGAACAGCGTGGTCTGGCTACCAGCCAACGCCCAGTAGCTGTCCGGTGCCAGGACCGCATAGCGCATGTCTCCGGGCACGGCACTTTGATCGAGCCGTTCTGCAGCTGCCGCGAACTCCGCAAAGCTGTCGATCGGACTGTCCGCACCCGTGTCCGGCTGGCGTGTCCAGTTCGGAATTTGGGTGTACAGGTTCATCAACGAGACATCGACCGCGTTGGCCAAACGGATCATTGCTGGCCGCAGCACGCGGTCGGAGATTTGCTCGATCTTCAGGGTGAGGTCTTTGCTGGAGAAGTTGAAATCGACGCCTTGCTGCAGGTTGACGATGAGGTTCAGCTTGCCTTCCGTAACGTCCTGCATGACAGCGGTTGCACCAGTGCGAACCGCGAAGTTCTGCGGCTTACGAATGCTGATGGTGTCGCCAACATCGTAGCCGTTGATCTTCTTGTCGAACTCATCCTCGAACCCGCGATAGACCCTCTGGCCCATCACCAGCTCATTCTCCAGCAGTCGCACGCTGGTCTTGGCGATAATTGATGGATTTAGGACCGTGTTAGCCATTTGCCGTAGCTCCTATTGGGCTGCGGCTCGGGCCGATCACGCACGATCGCCGTAATACTTCTTCATCAGAGCATTGACGGCGGCTGTGTCGGATGGCGGCGCTGCGCCACTGCCTTTCAAGGGCTGGATCGGCTTGCGAGCCTGTGTCTTCGTTCTGGTTGCTGACGGCAGAGACAGGCGGCCTTCCAACCGACCGATTTCGCGGGCGGCTTCCTCGGAGGACATGCGGTTGAGCTGCGCGAGCTTTGCTTGGTTCTTGCCAAGCACGTATGTCAGACGATCGGATTTCTTCGACGCCAACAGCAGGCGCTCGACGTGCGGCATGACGGGGAGCGTGGCTCGCGCCATCACCTCGTCAAAGTCCTTCACGCGCGATCGAAGTCGCTGCACACGTTCCTTGTGCTCCGCAACCTGACCCGACACGCGATCCTGTTCAGTCTTGATCGCGGTGGCGAAGTCTCTGCGGACCTCACGCGAAACCTGTCGCGCATCGATCTCGTAGGCCAGCTTGGCGTTGGCGAATGCGACGTAGTCGTTGCCGAAGTCCTCTTGGCGGGGCGGATCGCCGATCTTCTGCAGCACGGCATACTCAAGTGCGCGCTGCAGCTGGGCCTGATCGGAGGGGACGCCGCCGTTGTCACGGCTGCGGAGCGCCTCGTTCTCGGCCTTCAATCGTGCCGCTTGTTCTCGGTAACGCTGGAGGCGTTTCCCACCTTTCGGTGAGACATCTTCGCCGCCATTATCATCGTCGCCCTCATCGTCGTCTTGCTCGTCGTCAGCCTCATCGCCGAGGTCTAGTTCCTCCTCGGGTTCAGCCTTTGTCTCTGCTTGCTCACCTTCGGACGGCTCGTCCTGCGGCGGCTCGACAGGAGGCGGCTCGGCTTTCTCATTACCTGCTGGCGCGTTTCCGGCTGGCGCGGTGTTGGGATCGTCGTCGTCTACCATTGTCGTCTTTCCTCATAAAAAAACCGCCCCGGAGGGCGGCTCACTCATCGAAGCTGCTGGCCGATTACCGGCTGGCTCGCTCGAAACTCAGGTGTGGTTGAACGACACTGCGATTGCAGCGACCGCTGAATTGCTGTCAAAATTCGTAGGCAGCGTTGCCGTGACCGTCAGCGGCGTCGAACCCGAGCCGACATTGAGGTCGGCCGCGCTGAACCAGTCGCCAGAGTAGAGGTTGGCGGTCGTGCCGTCGTAGCTTTCGGTCAGGCCGGACCATGTTACGCCACGAGTGCTGGTGGAGTAGAGCATGGCGAACGCCGCCGTCACGCCATTGGTGGTGGTGTTTATGCTCAGGTCTAGATCGCCGAGATTGCCAGTGCCAGCCGCAACGTCGCTGGTTGTGGCGAACACAGTCCCTGCATTGGTGAGCGTCCACAGCGCGCCGCGATGATCAAACAACCCGACGCTGCCTGTACTGGTGACGTTGAAGGCGACTGTGACGGTGGTCGAGGATGTGCCAGTCGCACGGAACATGGCGACGACTGCACCGTTGCCACCGCTGTCGGCTTGGCGAATAGTCGAGCCGACTTGTGTGGCAGCCTGACCGTCGATAGTGACGCTGGTGAAGGTCGTGGTGGTGATGTCACTTTTGGCGATGCCGCAGAGCGCCACCAGACGCTCTTTGCCAGCGGCAGAAGCTGCCGTGAATATCAGCGAGCCAGACGTAGCACCCACGCCGCCTTGCGTCTGCGCGCTCTCAAATGCGATGTTGGCGACAGTGCCACCGCCACCGCCACCGCCAACATAATCCGTGGCGTTCAAGCTACCGTCCGGCCAGACATACTTACCGTCATCGGCAGATGTCCATGCTGGCACAAAAGAAGCGTATCGAGAAGTTCCGGGGATAAATTGAAATCTATTCCCTCTCCATACATTGGATGCTTCGCTGAAGTTGGGTATGTTGTATCGCGTAAAATTTAACAGCATCTGAATGTGAGAGGTATAGGTATTGTCGAGAAAGCTGCAGTTCTGCATAGACGGCTGTATTTCACTTGGTGCGGTGCCATCGCCGCCCATATCGGTGCATTGATTAAACCCGGTAAACAGGCAATTCTTCACGACCACGTTGTCGTACTTTCCTCCGTGGATATACTGAAACGCAATGGCGTTGGTATTGGCAAATGATGCTATCGTGCAATGATCGATGGTGACATTTTGTGGTGGCTCGGAGCTGCCATCCGTATATCCGAGACCATCGGTATGATCTTCAAAAGCCGCTGGATCACGGGCGTCATGTATCCAGCAATCCTTGATTAAGGATGGCCCCGGCATAACTCCTCCAGCACCGGGAAAATCAGGACCATTTGCAAAACCCCAGATATCGCAATTGAGCATGGTCACGCCGGTGCCATACATCCGCATTGCGAACTGGTAACCCTGCGTTCCACTAATCTGGTACGAACTAGAATTATCTGCCGATGCTCCCACACCTGAACAAGGCCACTGCATCCCTCCAGGCGGGGCCGTGACAACAGCTACCCGAGGGGAAATTGTGCAGTAGATAAATTGTGTTCCACTTGGATGTGGCGTCGTAAAATAATTTCCAATTTGAACCGCGCTCCCGTCGGTGATATTGTTGCTCTGAAAGCGACAACCAATAAACACACAATTGTTGACATCAATCCCGATTGAACCAGACCCAGCATCAAAGTCCCGATAATAGTATGTAGTATTTGCCACAATATCTGATTGGACTGCGGGGGTAAGAAAACCGGGATATCCCGGAGCATTCGTATAGCCAGTATTAGTCGCGTCAGGAAATGCAGATACCGTGCCGGGATCGAACGCCACCACATTATCCGTGCTGGTGGATGCCTGACTTAAATTGCCCGCGAGATCTGTTGCTGCACCAGCCGGAATGCTGGCCACAACATTGCCTGCAGCTGTCGCCCCCGACACGAAAATCATGTACGAGGAGCCAGAACCCGAAACCGATGCCGAAAGCGTGCCGGTCACTGTGCTGCCAGTGAAGCTCACATCAGCAGACGTGAAGCCGACGACCGCTTTGCTGAAGACTGCGCGGAACCCGATCAGATCTGAAGTTGTAGGATCATCCTGACCAGACGCCTTATTGATCGTCACCGTTAGCGGTGTCGCATCGAACGTCACGCTGGCCGAGTTCGAAGCCGGGAACGGAGCGCCCGTTGCATCGGTTGCGGCAGCTGCGGGGATGTTCATTTGCACCAGACCGCTGCCGGTCATGCCGGTCACGGCCACGTTGTACGGATTGGTGCCGGTGACGGCTGCGGCGAGCGTGCCGCCCACGGTGCTGCCCGTGAAACTGATATCGGCGTTGGTGAAGCCGGTCGCGGGCTTGTTGAACGTCACCGTGAAGTTGATCGGCCCCGCATTGACCGGACTGGATTGTCCATCGGCAAGCGCGACCGTCACGTTCAGGCCGCCGCCGCCCTTTTTCACGATCACCCGCCGGGGCAGGAACTGGCGCACCCGGCGTGGCCGGTCGCCTTCCTCTTCCAGCTCACGCAGGTAGGCAGCTTGATCGTCAGCCAATGGGGCCTCCTGGGCCTACAGGCGGCCCGCCAGGAGCTGGGCCAGCTGGGGGTGGGGCTTCCGGCATGCCGGCGAAGAAGTCGCCCCCAGCCGCTGGCGGCGGCGGTCCTGGGGGCGGCCCAGGCGGCGGCGAGGGAGGTGCGGCCATCTGGGCGATCTGGCCGACTGCCTGCTGTAGCTGGCTGACGGCCTCGATCAGGGCGTCGATCTGCGTCTGCTGGTCCTCGTCGGAGGGTGGCGGCGTCACCGCCATGCGCGCCTCATGGGTGCGCTGGGCGGCGCTGTCGAGCATGCCCATGCCCATCTGGTCGCTCTTGGCAGCATGGGTGATCGCAGTGGTCTGCGCGGCCATGCGCGCCTTCTGCAGCTCGGCGCGGACCTTAGTCAGCTCGACCTCGATCTTCTGCTGTTCCAGGCCGATCTTCTGCTGCTCAAGCTGCAGCTTGGCTCCGTTGAGCTGCGCCTTGCCAGCGAGGTCGGCCTTCTTGAGTTCCAGCTCCTGCGCCTGCAGCTGCTCCTCCGGCGTCGGCGGCGCGGGCGGCTGCGGCGGGGCCGGCGGCTCGCCCGACTGTGCTGCTTCCAGCTTTGCGACCTGGGGCGGCAGCAGCAACCGCATGCGCTTGGCGATGCGATCGGCGAGCGGGAAGTCCTGGCCCTGCACGAACAGGTCGGCGAGCAGTGGCGCGGACTGCGGGCCGAGCGCCTGCATCAAGGTCTGGATGCCTTCGCGCGCCTCTTCCCGCTTGGTGCTGTAGCTCGCGCCCATCTCCACCGACACCTGATAACTGCCGGTGGTGAGGTCGTTCAGCAGCTTGGTAGCGATGCCGTCGCCGTTGGGGTCAACGATCTCCTTGTTGATGTCGATCTTGCTCATCTTGCCGTCATCACCGACGACGCGCAGCGAACGCTCGGTGTCGTAGATGTGCGGGATCAGATCGACAATGATCTGGCCGATGCGCTCGACCGCGCGGCCGAAGCTCTCGATGTAGACGAACGTGCCGGTATCGCCTTCACGCTGGCGCGCGACGATGGCTCGGCCGCTCGTCTCCTGCGCGGGCGCACCGAGCGATGAGGGATAGATGCCGGTGACGGCGCTCATCTCCGTGGTGGCGACGCTGAGCAGCTCCTTGATGCCCTGGCTGGCGACCGGTGGCGGCTCGCGTTCGGGTGGCCGCCCGCCATTGAGCGGGTCTGGCGTGTAGGTGAGGAACGGCCAATTGCGGGTGTTCGCCGTCTCCCACTCATCGCGGTACTTTTCGAAGTTGACGAGGGTGCCTTTGAACGGCGCTTTCGGCTGCAGCGCGACCGCCTCGGCATCGGCACTGATGGCGTAGTTGAACAATCGCTGCACGTCCTTGAGCACGCGCACGATGCCGCGCCGCACGACCTGACGGCCGATCTTGATCTCCTCGCCCAGGAACGGAACGATCGGGATATGCATCCCCGGCCACTCGTCGGGGCCGTCGAGGATTTCGCTCGCCGACATCACGAAGCGTTCGACGCGGTAGCTATCGCGCTTCTCTATGGTTGCGCCGCCGGCAATGGCGTCGGCGCGCTTCGGCCCCATGCCGGGACTGAGCTGCGGACGCACCGGAAACGGAATGACGTTGTTGCCGAGGTTGCCGAGCAGATCGAGCGGCTCGAAATAATCGCACAGCATGTCAGCACGCACCGGGTCTTGGATCGCGGTGCAGTGGCTCGGTGCCTGGAACATGGTGCAGGCACCGCAGCGGCGTTCGCCTTCGCCGACGCGATAGTCGGCCTCGTCCTTGTCTGGCTTGTCGTCCTGTTCCGGGCCGTAGTCGTCGGTTTCCTCGTAGGGCACGTCGCCGTGATAGCCGATGTCCTCTTCGGCTTGCGGATCGTATTCGTCGTCGGTGAGATCGATGATCGTGCCATCGGGATAGACCGCCAGCTCGCGCTGACATGGCACCTTGCGCCAGTATTCGGTTATCCGCACGCTGTCGTCGGTCGACCAACCCTGCCACGCCTCATGCAGCATCGGCGCGTCGAATGATTTGTTCTTCCAGCGCGCCTCGGCCGCCTTACGCGCCATGTCGATCGGCACGAAGCAGTAGTTGGCGTCCTTGCGGGTTGGGTGAATGGCATCAGGGTCCCAGACGACGGCCACGCCGTCTTGGATCAGCATGATGCCGATTTCCTGATTGAGCGTGGTGCCGGCGGCGTATTCGGTGAACACGCGGCAGTGCCCAATGCCGGCGGCGACCATCTGATCGGCGGCGCTGAAGTAGCTCGCCTTGGCGTCCGATCGGCGCTCGATGTAGCGCACCATCTCGGGCAGCACGTCGCTCGACACCATGTCGTCGGCTTTTTCGTCCACCGGCACGACGTGGATGGACGGCCGCAGCTGCCTGATGTCGCCCGTGACTTGTCGCACGAATTGCGGACACTTGTTGACGGTCAGGATCGGGCGCTGCTCGTCCTTGCGCTGCTGCAGCGCGACGCCATCCCACTGCGCCTCCTCCTCGGAGAGAAATCGCAGATCGTCGTAGGCGGCGGCTCGGTTCTCGCGGTCCTTCTCCCAGGCCTGCTCGTAGCGATCGAAAGCTTCCTTGAACACGGCTTCAAGGTCATTGGTGTCGGCGCTCTTCGGCGGCAGATCGTTCTGGCCGGCGGGCACGCGATTGTCGTCGGGCGCGGCCTCGGACGTTGTCTCGTCCTTGCTTTCCGGCATCTCGTTGACGGGCGCATCCTTGTTGCGCGCCCGCCGTCTGCGCTTGCGATAGGCCATCGCTTATCTGCTCTTCTTGGACAGGGGGGCGGGCGGCGGCGGCAGCGTTGCCTTGCTTTCGTCGGCGGGAATGAACGCCGCCAGCATCACGCCGTTGGTGCGCTGATAGGACGGCAGCGCGTAGTAGTGCAGCTTGACGCTGCAGCCCCAGTCGTTGGCCATCTGCTGGGCAGCGGAGCGGTAGTGCTGAATTTTGTAGTCGTTCTCCTCGAACATGATGTTGTCCCAGAACTCATCCTCGGGTGGATGCGCCTCATGGTCGGGCTCGCGGCCGGGGGTAAACTCCTCGTCAGATGGCAGCGGGTTAGGTGCGGAGGTGCGGTGCTTTTCGGGTTCGTCGGCCATCTGTTTCTCCCAATAAAAAACCGCCCCAGAAGGGGCGGCTGTTGTGGTCGCGATGTGTGAGCGCGTTAGGCTGGTTTGGTTTCAGCCTCGTAGGCCTTCAGCAGATTGACCAGCTCCACATCCTCGGGATCGGGCTCCTCGGGGAAGCCGTTCGGCCAATTCGCGTTGACGTAGTTCTCAGCGGTAAGTGGAAAGTTCTCGCGGATCAGAAAAGACAACACTCCGTCTTGCCCAGCTCGGCTCTCCAATTCCTCCCGCAATTTCGACAATTTTGTCTCGGGCTTGTTGGACACTGATTTCTCCGCGATCTACAGCTCGCCAAACGTCGTCTACGATCGCGTTATTTGTAGCAGTTTTGAACTTCGCTGGGAATAGCTCCCGTACAGGTTCCCAGGTGGCGGACTGCATTGCGCGCGGCAGGATGCCCTGGTCGCGCGCCGCCATCCGGGTTGCTTCGCCGGTCAAGCCGTAGGTGCCCTGGACACCAGTGATTGCAGAGGACAGGGCGTTTCTGGAACCAGCCGCCCCGCCCGATGACAGATTGTGCTGCACCTCGGGGCTTGAACCGCTGAGAGGCCGCATCAGCGCAGCTGCGACCTGATGAGTGTCTGCCGTGACATCACCGAAGCGCGGATCGTTCGGCACTTCGATGTTGTTGTAGAACGATCGCACCTTGTGCTTGGTGCCGAGGACCGGCGAGATGACATCCATTGAGCCGCCGCTCTCATAAGCTTTCACCGCTTTTTCAATTTCGCCGAGCGCGCCCCATCCTACCTTGGCGGGTTCGCCGCCCTGGTTCAGTACGAAGTCGCCGATCATGCCTTCGGGATTGATCGTTCGGTAATTGCGCGGATTGTGAGCTTCGTCGTGCAGCCTGATCCAGAGAGCCTTGTCGAGAGGATCGGAGAGCTGATCGAGCGTCTTGCCTTTGATGCGCTGGAACAGTGCCTCGTTGACCGGCGATTTTTCAGCGTTCAACGACGGTGTTGCTCGCTGGAACGCAATCATCTCGCTTGTCATCGGGCGACCGGCAGCTGCGCTGGTCAGGGTGTTGCCGACGCGCTCTGCGAGCGATGCGTTCTTGAACCAATCCATCTGTGGCGACAGCGATGCGATTGCCGCCGACGTGGACTGTCGTGGCAAGCCGTAGCGTTCCGCCAGGGCGGTGGAGAGCCTGTTCGCACCTTCGTACCAGTGCGGCGAACGCTCGCGCATGATCTGCGGAGCCTTCTCGTACAGGTAATTCATGTTGCCTTTGGCTTGCTCAAGGAATGCCTTGACGGCGTCCTCATCCGACATGCCTTTGAGGTGAGCAAAGCCGGGATAGTCGCGCAGCAGATCGATGTTGTGAGCTGCTCCAGGCGTGTTCATAAATTCGGGCAGGCCGATGTTCAGCTGATACTTGAGCGGATCATCCGGTGCGCCCTTGGCTGTCGGGAAGCGTGTCGAGGCGCGCAGATCGCCGGGTTGGATAGCGATGTCGGGATGATGCGCCCAGAAGCTCAATGGCGCGCGTGCTACATCCTCGCCGAGCGCCGCGACTGTCGGAGCGCGACGAGCTGCGCCTGTGATCAGTGGCGTGAGCGCGCCAGCGACCTTGGCAGCTCCACCCACCGGCACCAGATTGCTGGCGAGGTCGACCAGCTCCTGTTGCATGCCGCGCGTGCGCGGGTCTTCGGTCGACGGCACCTTGCCGTTCGAAGTCGGGACGAGCTGGCCACCGGGGCCGATCATGCCCCGGTACGGCGCTTCCGGCTCAGTCAGAACGCTGGTCAGATCGGGCGCGACATAGCTGCCGATCGTGCGCAGGAAGCTGTACGCCGCATTTGCATCTGGGGTGCCGCGCCCGACGCGACCGCCCAGGTCGCTCAATGTGAGCTTGTCGACCATCAGCGTCTCTGCCCTACCGGTGCGAACTTGAACGGCGATGCGGTGCCGAAGCCGAGCGGCGCGGCCTTGGCCGGTGTTGCGGGCTTGAAGTCGAAGCCCGCGAGCAGCCGCGCCAGGTTGAACTTGCTCTCCTCGTCCTTGCGCACCAGCTCGGCGGGATCGGTGCTGGCACCTTGCGCCACCCGGCCGGGATTAACGTATCCAGCGCCTCCTGGCGCACCGGCATCGGCACTCACGGTGGTGTTCCAGCCGCCCGAGGTGAGGTCTGTCGCATCCATGCCGAGGGGTGCGCCGGGGACAACGCCGATCGGCGTCGTGTCCGGGCCGGTGTAGCCGACGGCTCGGGCGTAGGGCAGGTCTTGGCGCTCGACGCCGCCGCGCTCCGGGTTGCTGCCGCTGCCGATCGAGGAGGTCTGCGGGCCGCCGCCGAAGCCGACCTGACGGCCGGTGGCAGGATCGCGCGATGCGTTGCCGGTGGCGAAGTTCGCCGGGTTGGCTCCTGCGAACAGTGCCGGGTCAGTGGCGTAGTTGCCGACCGGGCCGCGATAGCCGGTGGTGGTCGGCGGGAAGTACGCCGAGTTGGTGAGTGTATAGTCGAGCGGCTCCCCGCGAGCGGCTGCACGATCGAGGACCAGTGCATCGTACCAAGCTCTCTTTTCGGGAGATGCGGTTGGTCCGATCTCTGCGGAGCGATTGCGTGCCAGTGTGGCCGCCAGCCCTGGATGATCGTCCAGGGCGCGCTGCAGCCGCTCGCGGGTTAGCATGAGGCTCGGCGCTTCGCGCGCCTGCACTGGCAGACCGCCAGCCGGCGAGCCGCGTCCTGGCCCGGTGACGCTGCGCGGGCCGAGCGCGCCGATATAGGGCGCGGTGGGCTCGCCGCGATTGCCGATGTCGCCCAGCGTTCGGAACACGGGCGGCGCGGGAAACGTGCCGGCAGCTGCGCCCAGGTTGCCGAGCGTGTTGCCGCTGCCGATCGGCAGCATCCAGCTCGGGACCGGCATCAGATGCCTCGCAGCATGTAGTAGCCGGCGGGGCCGCGCTCGCCGCGATGACCGAGCGGATCGACCAGCTGCTGCCCTGGCACGATACCTTCCGGCGTGTTGCGCAGCATCTGCTCTTCCATCATCCGGCGCAGCATGTCGCGCTCATCCGGTCCCATCGTCTGCGGCGGGGCCTGATACGGGCCGAAGCGTTGGTCGAACGTCGCGGGCGGCATGTCCTGATAGCGTTGCCCGAAGCTCGCGAGTGTTGGCTGCGACGGCTGCATTCCGAGATTGCGCAGCGTGTTCATTTGCGTCTCTCGTCAAACAGGATGCGACCGCCGGGAGAGATCAGTTGATCAAGTGCGTTCCACTGCGGTGCGACCGGCCCTGCATACTGACTGCCGCCAGAGAAGCTCTCATGGTACGGCGTCTTGAAAGCGTCGGTGAAATGCATGCGCCGGTCGTTCGGATTGACCTCGGTCACCGCGCGCGGATCGCCCTGCTGCTGCGCGCGATAGAACCCGCGCATGTCGTAGTCGGATGTCGGCCTGGGATCGAACGGCACGTTGTTGCGCGCCACCCATTGCTGGAACGCCATCTCATCGAGCGGCGACAATTGCGTGTTGTAATTCGGCGGGACGTTGCGGATTGTGTTTTGTCCCAGATAGGAAAGGTTGCGCTGCTGGGGGCTTTGTCGCTCGCCGAGCGTCAGCAACGTGTTCGGCATCAGTCGTACCCGCCCTCATACCAGCCGCTGAACGTGCCGTAGAGCCACAGCGTGATGCAGAACGCGATCAGCACGAACATCACGCTGATCGCCATCTTGGTCTGGCGGTCCATCATTGCTTCAGCCGTGCAGGGGAGGTCCAAAGACTTTCCACCCGAGCAAGAGGAACAGGATGAACAGCAGCAGCGTGCTGCCGACAGGACCGTAGGTGCCGATATAGCCGAAGTGCCACACCAAGCCGAAGACCAACCAGATCAACATGAGTATCCAGAACGCGAGGCCAAGAGACATGCTGTCCTCCTATGCCGCCTGCCAGGAGCCTACCGGCCGCATGCGTGGGCGCTTGACCGGCTCTGTTATCGCAAATCTGAGCATCATCAGCGCGTAGCGAGTTGCCGCCATCAGATCATCGAACTCCTTGATGACCTTGCCGTCCTTGCGGTGATAGAGCCGGAACTCCTCGAACCAGTCGGTGAGATGCGAAAACACCTTGAGCTTGCCGGTTTGCATGCGGCCGAGCATTTCCATCAGGCCGGCTTCGACGCCGCTGCCGCCGTCCACGAAGGTTGCGCGTTCGGGCAGCATGTTGAGGTGCTGATTGCGGTACTGCGTGGCCAGCTCGTCGCCTGATCCCTTGTCGGCTTGCAGTCCGTCGTGCGGCCACGCGATCGGCACCCATTCGTTGCCCCATCCGCGTATCGCTGCGGCGTGCAGGATCGGCGTTGCCTGCCGCATCTTGTGGCACTTGACGACGTAGACGACATCCTCGTCGCGATCCCACACCAGTTCGACGCATGCGAACGGGTGATCCCAGCCGAAGTCCAGTCCGCGGATGCGGGCGAACTCATGCGGGAAAATTCGGGCTGCGATGGTGATATCCTCGTCCGAGATCGGGAAGATGCGACCGCTGCCGAGCGCCGGGATGCCTTTGGCGCGCGCCTCGCGTTCGTGAGCGGGATAACCGGCGATGATCTTGGTGCGTTGCTCGGCGGTGTAGTGCGGCGCGTCGTCGATCGTCATGGTGACGAGGGCGCGATCGGGCGACGGCTCCAATAAAAAGCGGCGGCA